GTTTGTCACCCGAAGCCCGTAACACACTTACACTAGAGAATGAGGAATATACACATGGACTACTTGACTGCTTATCACTATCTGACCTCGTACCTACGGTCATGGACATTCACCATAATTGGATACGTGAGGGAGAATACATTCAACCTAATGATGAAAACGTACAACGTGTTATTGATAGTTGGCGCGGTGTTCGCCCTACTATGCATTACAGTGTTAGCCGCGAAGATATACTCACAGACGTTTCCACTACTGATCGCCCAGAGTTGGAGTTATTGCTAGAAAATGGCTATAGCAAACAGAAACTTCGGGCACATAGTGATTACTACTGGAACGATGCAGTGAACGATTGGGCATTGACATTCTGTGATAACTTTGATATAATGTGTGAATCAAAGGCAAAGAATCTTGCCAGCTTTAAATTATTTGAAAGATACAAAAATGGGATTATTTGATAGACTATTTGGCAAAAAGCCAGAACCGATAGTAGAGGCTGCAAAGCCTACTAAGGAAAAGAAACCACGCAAACCTAAAGTAAAGAAGGATCCTGCTACTATATCAGACAAGCAGAAAGCCGAAGAATTAGGTTTGCCCTACGTTAATATTTTGAAGATGGAACTTGACCCATATGATATTAACAGTGGCGCATTTGAATTGGATTGGAATGACAAATTTGTACTAAACTTAATTCGTGCAGGATATAAAATTCGTGATGATGATAGTGATACTATGATAGTTGAACGTTGGTTCCAATCGGTATGTCGCAATGTAGCACTTGAACTCTATGAACAACAACAAGCTGACCCAGAAAATCGGGCGCAGGCCACGGATATGAGAGTGGTCCGTGCTAAGGATTTGGGCGACGGGCGTACAGAAGTCAGTTAAAAAGGTTGACGGTAAATGATTTTTATGTTATAATAACACTTTCAACAACTCATAGGAGTAATATATGACATTTACATATTCAAATTGGAAACCTAATCAAACGCCAATATTAGACAAAGATAAACCATTCGATCCGTGTGCGCCTATTCCCGAAAATGAATCATTTGTGCCATTGAACAAACTGAATATGGACATGATTGATAGACGTAAAGAAGATATTGATGAGGCTTACAAGGCGTATGCAAATGAAGCAAAGCTAAATAAAGCTGATCCTAAATATATGCCTCGACTCGACACCGTAGCGTTGGGATCCCTTGGGATTAAAATTAATTTACAACGTCAACAAGAAGAAGATCACCAAATCAAAATAATGGCTACTTGGGATTTTCGTAGACTCACTACGGCCCGAGGTGCATGGGATCCTGTACAGAAAATGTACGCAGTAACAGAGGGACAACAACGGGTGTCGGCATTGCGTAATAAGATTATGCGCGGCGACCTTATTGAATATGGTTGGAAACCTGAAGATTGGGAAAAATTTCAAATCAATCTTGAAATTGTTGAACTTGAAGTTGTGGATGGCGTAGTTGATTATGGTCCTGAATGTAAAACCTATATTCAGGAGAACAGTGAAAAACTAGCAATGTCACATGCTGACAAGTTGAAGGCAGAAGTTATGGGTAAAGATAAATATGCTCCAAACAAAGAAACATACCCTGAGTTTGAACAGGCTTCTAAAGTTTACAAATTGATGAAGCAATTTGGTATAACTGCTCATAACAAAGATTCACAATGGGAAAATTATCCTGGAGTTTGTACTCAAATTAAGTTTTTGCGGGCAGATAAAGGTAAGAATACTACATTGCCACTAGGTGATTTAAAAACTATTTTTGAACTGCATACAGAAAATTCAAAAGATCAACCATTGATTTCTATTGAATTCTTGCCTATGCTAGCACTTGAAAAAATGATTAAGGACCACGGTTCTTTTGATAGTAGCGATCCTAAAAAGGTGAAAGAAAAAGAAAAATTCTATTGTTATATGAATGCACTTGTTCATAAAGGCTTTGATGGTTGGAAAATTTATATGAACTTTGCTGAGTCTATTTATAAAAAGAGGGCACCGGGAGAAACTATTCCTAAAAATTGGTCATTGGTTTTCTTGTTACAACTTTTAGCAATGGCTGGTTATACTTATCCTGACATTGATCAAAGTGTATATACTATGCATGGTGGCCCAACTGGTTGGTCAAAAATGACAGCAGCAGAAAAAGCAAGGGTGAAATAATGAAAACTCAAGATATCTTCTATATTGGTTATTTTGATAACATGGTCAAAGCTGGACAAACGTATGATATTAGGAAACGCTGGGGTAGAAGTCAATATAATGTGGGCGGTGGTCATCAACTACCCAGCTATGTATATTTTTCTGTCCCGGCTGTTCAATTTCCAATTGATAAATTAGCAATGTATTATGGGCGTGACTATTATACATGTTTGAAGCATCAGCGAGGTAATTTTAGAAAAAAACTTGAATTTATTGATCCTTATCATTCTCATATTACTGTTGAAACTGTAAAAGAAACAATTGAATCTTACATAAAAAAAGATTCATTAATGGTTCTTAGACTCAAGCATCAATTTATTGATACTATTCCCTATAACACATCTCTTGTAAGAGATGTTCGGGAAGATTATTTGCATTTTTGCGAGCCTGTATAGTCAACCCATTTAACTTTACTTATATTAAATAGTAGTATATAATACACACATGACACATCGTTACGCCCTCATTGATACTGCAAATACTTTTTTTCGGGCCCGTCACATTGCATCACGCAGTAGCACAGTTGAGGAAAAGATCGGAATGGCAATTCATCTTACATTAGCAAGTACTAATCAAATTGTTAAACGTTTCGGAATTGATCATGTTGTGTTTTGTCTCGAAGGTAGGTCGTGGAGAAAGGACTTCTATGCTCCTTATAAGAAAAATAGGGTAGTAGATACAATGTCTCAAACAGAGGCAGAAGTTGAAGAAAATAAATTATTTTGGGACACGTATTCAGCCTTCACAAATTACCTTAAAGACCGCACAAACTGTAGTGTGTTGCGTGACCCTAAGGCTGAGGCTGATGATCTCATCGCCCGCTGGATTCATCTGCATCCGGCAGATGAAAATTTTATCATTTCAACAGACAGCGATTTTTACCAGTTAATTTCTCCCACAGTAAAACAATTTTCAGGTGTCACTGGTGAACTAATTACGCTTGAGGGATTTTTCAAAGAAAATGGTAAGCCCGTATTAGATAAGTTAAAGAATCCAAAACTATTAGAGGATCCACAATATATATTATTTCGCAAAATAATGCGCGGAGACGCTACAGACAACGTATTCAGTGCTTTTCCCGGGGTGCGTGAAAAAGGTTCAGCAAAGAAAGCTGGCTTGATTGAAGCATATGCTGATCGCCATAAGCAAGGCTATGCGTGGAACAATATGCTACTTTCCCGCTGGTCCGACCATGGGGGCAATGAGGTCCGTGTCAAGGACGCATATGAGAGAAATCGTACCTTAATTGATCTTACGGCACAGCCTGATGATGTTAAACTATCAGTAGATACAAACATTCGTGAAGGTGTACGTACAACTACTGTGCCAATGGTTGGCATTCATTTGATGAAATTTGCGGGTAGGTATGAATTGAATAAGATTGCAGATAACGCAGAAACTTATGCTAGGTGGCTTAATAGTCCTTATGTAGGTGTATTGAAATGAATGAAAAGTTAATTGGAGATTTGTGGATAGAGGCACAACGTCAAATGACTGGTCAAAGTACTAAAGAGTTTGCAAACAATTTTGCAGCACTGGTTGTTAAACAATGTGCTAACGTAGCTGATACAGCAGAGCCTTATAAGGCTTCTGATTTGATTAAAAAATTATTTGGAGTAGAAGAATGAAATTAAAAATTTGTGGATTAACATACGAAGTAAAATACAAAACACCAGAGGAAATGCAGGGCACAATTGGTCTTGCACGATTCAATGACCAAGAGATTTGGATTGGTGATCAATTTACTGAACAAACTAAAAAGATTGCATTGTGGCATGAAGTATTACATATTCTAGACCATGCATACAATCTAAAGATGACAGAAGAACAGGTGAAGTTTCAAACACATGCATTAATTGCATTAGTAGAAGATAACCCAGAGGTATTTAGTAATGGCACAACACAGTAATTATTGGAGTTGCTCACCCTTCGCTGATTGGGTGCGTGGTACTCGCAAACTTAATGCGGGTACAAGTGAAGAATGGGATGAATGGACTAACAAAGCTAAAGGTTATCACCCTGTTCGTTATTGGTTAGCAGAAGAAGCACTTGGACATATTCAAGATTTTGTAACATATCCTATTAGAAAGATTTACGATGTTAAGTATTACATCAATAACCGTTGGGTTACTCGTACTCATGCTCTCACCGCTCATCACCGTGATATTAAGCCTGGTTCTTGGCGTGATGTTGGCAATCGCTTCCTTCCATGCTTATTTAATGAGTTGGTTGATTTTGTCGAGATCGAACAAGCCTGGAGTCACATCGCATGGGGAAGCAAGGAAGATCGTGCTAAATATGATCCTCCTTTCTATGCTAGTGGTTGGTGGCGCTGGCGCACTTGGCGTTGCCCTCGGGCAGGTCTCGATCATCTTGACTGGGCAATGACCCTAACACTTGGTAACGATATGGGTGTGGAAGAAGGTGATGAAAACTACGGTCGTCCTACTGGTCAAGCATTACGTGCTAAGGAAATCAAAGAACTTTATATGTGGTGGACCACTGTGTATCCAAATCGTCCAGACCCACACGATGCAAGCGGTTGGACTGCTTACTGTGAGAGTTTACGCATTGTGTATGGTACTAACTGGATTGGTAGATCCGATAAAGATACTGCAAGTAAAAAAGCAGGCGATAAGGCTCTTAAACTTACTACTAAGATTGAAGCAGCCTACGACAAAGAAGATACTGAAATGATGATCCGTCTAATTAAGATTAGAGATAGTTTGTGGACATGATATGAAAAAGATTTATTACGAAAAGAAAGGCAATAGGTATGTACCTGTTGCAGAATACGATAGCGACTGGAGTGACAGTTTCCATAAAGGTAATCATCTTGTGATGGTATATCCGGGTGGGCAGAGTCGTAGGTTCAATATTGATCCTAACTATGCGGCTATGATTGCAGCCAGCCGAGTAGCCGAAGAAGCTATAATTCGTGCTATGCATAAAGCTAGTGAACTGAAACCTGTGCGAACTCCAATAACAGAAGGACAACGTAAAGCATGGAAGAAACTAGCAAAAGAGTTTGGTGATGAACTTTGCACCTTGAACGGAGCCAGTTCACACGATATTGCCGAAGCAGGTGTGAAAGCTATGATGGCAGAAGCTGATCAGTTGATGACTAATCCAGCAGTGAAGAAAGCCTACGAACATTTCTTATTGGTTGCTGAATTAACAAAGGATTGATTATGCGTAAGTATATCACTAACAAATTTAATAGTGTATTTCTTCCCTACGAAGAGGGCATGATTGAATGGCTAATTGAGAATTATCCATACAGTCAATATCGGGTGGTGGAGGTTGTATGAACGAACGAATTAAACAACTTGCCTTAAAGGCATTTCAACCAATCAATGATATTACCTCCGAAGGTGTGGCTGATCGCCGAACCTTTAATCAGTTATGGTTTGAACACTATAATCAAAATTTTGCCGAGTTAATTGTTCAGGAATGTGCCAAAATTGCTGACAAGGCAGAACCATATAAAGCTAGTGATTTGATTAAGAAACATTTTGGAGTTAAAGAATGAAAGAGATAACTAAAGCAGATGTCAATCATATTTTAAGCAAACTTTTTTTTCAAGATCATGCGCTAATAGAAGTTTGGTGGCATACAGCAAATAAACATTTTGAATTTAATACTCCTAACTTTATCTTTCAAGAAAATGCTGAGGGTAGACAAAGAGTGTATGATTATGTGCAAAAATGTTTTTTAGGACAATGAAACCATGACATTTTTTTGGGGATTCTTGCTAGGTTATATAGTGGGTGTATTATACATGTGTCATCGTTCTAATATAGATTCTAAGAGACATATAGAATGAATGATACCACAGTATCTAATGTTTCCTTGACAAGGACCGTTGAGGTGCTGAATCATCACGGAGAGATGCAGACATTACAAATACCCACTGAACGTGCCTTGACAGTTTATGTGGATAAAAAAGAAATTGTCACGCTGA